TCACTTGGCTGTGCTTTAGACCCAGAGATGTTGCTAAACTGAGTTTGGATATTTGAGGTTACGCCGTCTAAGTAACCCAGTTCCGTAGCATCAACTGCAGATAGGGCGGTACTAGCATTGGCTAGGTCTCTTGCTTTAGTCATTAGTATGCTCCCATAATTGCCATTACGTCTTGGTTGTTTTGTGATATTGTAAAGTCTGTTGAATTAACTGCGTTTGCTACTTCAAAAGAAGTAAATGTAATAACTTCAAGGTTATCTCCAGAAGTTAATGCAGCAAGAGAAGTAATGCTTGTTCCATTAGTTGCTGTATAATCTGATGTACGAACAAGAAGTACACCATTAAGATATACTTGCTCCTTGCCAGCAATGTATGACAGTGTTGCTCCATTAGCGTCAACACCTGAGACAGAAGTTTCTCCACCGCTTGCTGTATAACGATAGCGATAGATTTCTGCTGCTGACGAGATTGAACCCCAAGCAGAACCTGTCCAAGCAAACATTGTGCTACTTACTGAGTTCCAGTAAAGAGCGCCAGTAACAAGAGCATTACCGTCATTGTCTACAGACGGGGCAGATGACTTAGCACCTAAGTAGCGGTCATCAAAAGAATCGTATGAAGCAGCAGCAGCCGTTGCACTTGCTGCAGCAGCAGTAGCAGAACCAGCGACTGTATCTACATATGCTTTAGTAGCAGCGTGTAGGTCTACAGTTGGAGCACCTGACAGAGTAAGAGCACCAGTCATAGTGCTTCCTGACTTAAGTACTACTGTTGATTCAAATGAACCACCGCTAGAGATTGCATCAGCAATTTCCTTAAGAGTATCCAGTGTGCCTGGAGCACCACCAACAAGGGCAGTAATCTGTGCGTCTACGTAATCTTTAGTAGATGCATCTGTGCCAACAGTAGGCGTTCCAAGAGATGTAATCTTCTGGCTATTCATTGAGAATGAACCAGTAGGTGCTGCAAGGTCAGTTACCTTAGAGGTACGAACCTGTGTATCAAAGTCTGACACAGTACTTGCTGTCTGAGTTCCAGTGTGATTAGCACGGGCTAGTGGGTCTGTAGCCAACTTAGATAGTGCAATACCAGCCGAAGCGTTAATGTCTGAGTTGACAATAGTTCCATCTACCAAGTCAGCAGAGGTGATTGTTCCACCAAGGTCTAACTTGGTCTTAGCGATAGCAGCAGTTGCTGAGATATCGCCATTAACAATAGTGCCATCTACAATATCTGCTGAGGTAATAGAACCTGCAAGGTTTAACTTGCTGTAAGCAATGGCTGCAGCAGAGTTAACATCAGCATTGACGATTGTATCGTTAGCAATCATTGTGCTAGTTACAGTGCCTGTATCTCCAGCGGTAATTGCTGTTCCTGAAATCTTAGTCTTGTCAATTGCTGCTGCTGTATTAATGTCTGAGTTGACAATAGTATCGTTTAGAATCTTAGCAGAGGTAACTGCGCCGTCTGCAATGTCACCAGCAACAATAGTGCCGTCAGCAATCTTAGCCGAAGTAATAGCACTATCAGCAATATCTCCAGTAGCAATTGTTAAGTCAGCAATCTTGGCTGAGGTAATCGCAGAGTCTGCAATCTTACCTGTAGTGACATTAAGGTCTGCTATCTTGGCTGTAGTTACGTTGCTATCAAGAATCTTGGCTGTTGTAACAGAGTCAGAAGCCAACTTAGCAGCCGTCACATTAGCATCAGTAATCTTGGCAGTAGTCACAGCGTTTGATTGAAGCATGGCTGTGGTAATCATGTTTGTGTCGGTTGTCTCTAGGACGTTGGCAATAGTCAATCCGTGAGCAGTTGTGACATTCTCAATGTGATTATTAGCCTCACGGAAGTCACGGCCAATAGCCATGTGACGTACCTTTGCACCTGCTGAGTGTGCAATAGCAGTAGTGCCATCGACTCCAGTACCACGAGTAATTGTTAGTGTG